GTCTGCAATTACTTCTTCACCCGATTTCAAAAGTGCTAATTTAATAGACATAATTCTCTCATACTTTTTCTATTATATCATAAAAAAAAGGAGGTGTCAACTGAATTTGACCAGTTACCTCCCTTTGGCGACGATAGTTTAGCTCAATACTATTTAGAGATAATCTTTTCTCTTATGAGACTCTGGAACAATTCTACCCAGATTGACTGTAAGTAATCCATCCTCAAAATTCACAGAAGTCACTTCTGTATCATCAGAAAGAGTCCAGGTTCTGGTAAAACTTCTTTGTGCTAAACCTTTATGTAAATAATTTGTTTCAGTCTCTTTATCTTCTTTTTGTCCTTCAATAAAAAGTTTTCCGTCTTGTGTATAAACAAAAACTTCTTTTTTTGCAAATCCAGCAAGTGCAAGTTCAAGTCTTGATTCTACATTACTAACTTGAACTAAATTATATGGTGGATAGTTTGAAGTAGTTTCGTGAAGATTGAATAGACGATTAAAATATTCGTCCATTCCAATACTATTACGAGTAATCCTGTCCATTAGAGCAGGAAGATCGGCAGATGTATATCTTGTAAGATTAGTCATTTTTTGCTCCTTATAAAGCGAGGGTGTTTGATGATGTGAACCTTTTTCAGCATTCACATTATTATATATTAACAGAAAGCAGAAAAAAGGGGAGTGTTGAACTCCCTATTTTTTATTCGGTTTTATCTAATCCAATATATGTCTACAATAACTTCGGCAAGATGAATCATGCACATCACAATCAGTAATACACTCAAAATATTCAGAAATTTTATCCAATTCACTAAATTCCTCAGTAGGTTTTTTTTGAACCATCATACCTCTAAGATTATTAAAAGAAATTAAGTTGTACATTTGCCTCCCTAAAATAAGTAAATATTTAAACTTATTTTTCAAATCATAAATCCTCCAATCGTACATACAATATATATGCGAATCAACACAAACAGATTAAGATTAAATTAAGATTTATTAATTATTCTTCCGTTTCAGTTGGTTTTCCTTTCTTTCCAATATTATACTTAGTTTCTAATATCCAATCTTCTTTATCCTTATATGCAAGAACTTTAATTTGATTAAGTGGAGCAATATCTGTAATCTTTTCTGGATTTACAAGAGTTACCAATCCCCAGTCGGCGATTAACTGAACAATTCTATTTCTTCTTTGAATATCATTTACAGTTAGATTAGCATGTTTGCCATCCAAGGCAAAAAGTTCTTTAAAACTTACAATATAATATCTACCCTGCTTATGAAGAATATGACAAGATTGATATAATTTTTTCTCTTTTCTTGATGCAACTCCAATACGAGTTAAAGTTTCACGAACCTTTAAAAAATCATCAGGCTCATTAAGAGTAATCTCAACCATCATATCCGGTGTCCATTTGACAATCGGTTCATTTACAACTGACATAATCTTTCACAAAATGTTTACATATGTTTTATTTATATTAAGTAATTATTTTAATCCACCAACCGCAAGTTTCAATTTGATATACTCAATCTGATCTTTATTGAGAATATTTAAAGATTGTTGTGCCTTTTCATTACTATAACCATAGTATTTCTTAACATATTCTAAATCTTCAATTTTATCTTTATAAATCCAGGGAGAAAATCTCTTCTTTTTCCTTAGACTATTTAAATAAAAAGAATATTGCAAATCTTTATCAAGATGATGATGCATATTCATTTCATTTGCATACATCACACAATCAATATATCCCGATAAACAACGATTGATAATATACGGCGAATAATCTTTAATATTTTCTAATAAATTTTCTTTTGTAAAATTAATTGAGTTTAACCATTCTTTGAGTTCAATCATCAACCAATCCCTCACTTTTTAATTTATTATAATTATAGCAACTACCAAAAGTAGGTTGAACTTTTGAATTTTTAAAAAAATTCTCCAATGTTGCCACCTTTTCGATTGGATAATTTGTTATCAAAAGTTCTACTTTCACATTTTCTTTTGTTCCCTTTTCTCCACGGTGAGCCATAGAATATCTCAATTCCCATTCACGAATATAATAATTCTTATATAATTCAAGAAGTTTTTCGTTTACATTATATGTAATCATAAAATTATGAGGACACTTATACACATTTTCCGCAAAGAGGTCATGATCAAATGATTTGTGCATCTCACGATTTTTCCCATACAAAAAATCTTTAATATCATATGGAGGATCCAAAAAGACAAATACATCATTTCCATCAGCATTCATTACTTCGGAGTAATCGGTATTTGTAATCTTCCAATCTTTTATCAATTTTGAATATTCTTTAAGTTTTTCAATACCAATAAAAGAAAAATTAGAACGAGACGCAGTTGGTGAAAATGTACTGTTCTCAGTCAAACCAGAAAAACTACACTTATTAAGAATAAAAAAACTTACTGCTCTTTCTAATCCATCTTGATTATTGATATCTATTAGAACCCGATCAAACAATTCTTTATGTGCTTTATCTTTTAAATCTTGAGTCTGAAAATCAGACACCTTAGTTTTTATTTCTTTCAATTTCTCGGATAAATTTTCTCCATCATCACGAAGTTGAATCCAAAAATTATAAAGTGGAGCATAAAGATCATTCACCCAAATATCAACATTCGGATATTTTTTTGTAATATAGATGGCAACAGAACCTCCACCAATAAATGGTTCACGATATTCTTTGAAGTTTTCTGGATACCAAGGTGCAAGAGTTTTAATTGCTCTACTCTTACCCCCAGGATATCTTAAACAAGTTTTTAATTGTTTTTGACTAATTGACATTTATTCTTTATTTGAAAGAACACTCGCACATTATTTCAGTCAAGCAAGCAAGCATATTTATTTCTTGGTCGGCACAAAAGGCACTTTGATATTGATACTTAGCAATAATAAGAACAGAGGCAGCAATACTGGGACCATCCACATGTTCATATAAGGCATCATATACCATACGAAGAACACTGCTGGCATCATTGTCAATATTAGAAACAACCCATTTACGAACTTTCGGGAAATCCTTTTCCTTGAGACATTTAACGAGATCATTAAGTTTAATATTCGAAAATGAAGCAAGAATTGCCGAGTCAATTTTTCCAGATACGGAATATCTTTGACATTCGTTCAAAATTCTTCTGAAATCGGGAAAATGTTTGTTTACAAGTTGGGCAAGAACTTTATCATCTGCTTCAACTTTTTCTTGATCCAAGATCTTTTTGAGCCTCTCAAAGAACTTTGAGGCAATTTTTGGTTTATCTTTGGATTTGATTCCAAAGTCAACAACGGCACATCGAGAGTGAAGTGGTTCGATGATTTTGTTTTTGTAGTTACAGGTAAAGATGAACCTGCAATTACCACTAAATTCCTCAATAGCTGCCCGTAAGAGGAGTTGAACATCACTGGTTGTGTTATCTGCCTCATCAATGATGATGACTTTGTGTTTAGCAGTTGATGAAAGTGAAACGGTCGAAGCAAAGTTTTTCGCATTGCTTCTGATAGTATCGAGGAATCTACCCTCGTCGGATCCATTAATAACATAAAAATCTACTCCAAGTTCGTAACATAGTGCTTTAGCAACTGTTGTCTTTCCAATGCCAGGAGGACCAAAAAGCAACAGATTTGAAATTTCTCCTTTATCTACAAAATCCTGAAATGTTTTCTTTACACTTTCAGGCAAAATACACTCTTCAATTGTTTTTGGGGCATATTTTTCTACCCACAAAAAATCATTTCTCATAATAATTTAAATAAGTCAAAGATTGCTTTAATTTAATCTAAACTACTCCAATTCTATCAACTGACTATCTGGTTCCAAAGCAATCCAATAATTCAAGTCTCTGTCAGTGCTCGTAAATCGTGACAAAAGTTTTTGTGAGATAACAACCTCATAGGAACCAGGAAGAATCTTGATATTCTCTACTTTAAAGTTAAAAGTAAAAACACTATCAGTTTCTCCAACCACAATAGAAAAATCATTTGAGGTATCATTCTTTTTATCTCTTACTACCAACTTAACAATACCTGCCTCACCAACCGCAGATAAGTCTGGAAGTTGATAAATCGCAGCAGCTTTAAGTAATTTATCTAATTGTTGAGTATTCAACTCAAAGCATACATCCTCACTCGGAAGAGTAATCTCTTTATCTGGTGGTGTTACGATCACACTCGCATCAGCAAAAAAATACTTGGAACGAGACTTTCCTTCTCTAATTACAACATAACTATCATTCTCGAAATCAAGTTCGGGATTCTGATACAAACCAAGTCCATTTAGAAATTGATTCAAATCGTAAATACCGAAGTCTTTAGGAAACTCTTCAGTAATCGTTGCTTCGGCAAGTATATTTTTCATCACACTAATCGTTCTCAAAGAACTACCCCTTTTAAAAAAAATAGATTGATTGATACTAGAAAAGTTTTTTAATAAAACAAGAGTTTTATCAGAAAGTTTCATAGTTTGATTTCGCAGTTTCATTATTAAATCCAGCAAAGTGATACAAAAGAATACCGTAGTGAATAATTTTCAAAGCATCAAGTCTTGACATTCCTTCTTTTTTTCCAAAACGAGAGGAATACTTAATAAGATTATCACGACAGAAAGGAACTCCATCATCAATCGCATCAATCATATCCAGAACCTGAACCTTTGATTTATCAGAGGCATAGTGACCATTATAGGTTCCTTTGATATACTCTTCAACTGCTTTGAGTGTTTTTCCTTCACCAAACTTCCAAAAATTAGCCAAGTTTGGTTGTGATTTTACTTCATAAGAAGTAGGAAATGAAATAACATCAGGAGAGGCATAAGGATTTCCAGTCAAACTGAATCCATCATCCTCCCAATAGTTATTACAGTTGAAAGAAA